CACCGGGCAGAATACCTTTCATAAGGCTGCGAATACCGCGAGATTCATCGCTCTCCGTTTCCCAAGTGAATTTACCATCCTTCATTCTCAGGCGGCGCATATCGCCAGGAAGGGCATCGCCCGGTCTGCCGCCCTCCCGTTCGCCGCTGTTCCAATAGTCCCAAAGTTCTTTGGAAAATCCGTAAAGCTCCCTGTCTTGCATAAGTTTGCGGTACTTATCGGAGTCCGTTTCGCCCTTGCGCTCAAGCTCTTTTAGTTTATTGTCAATTTTTACCCAATCATGCGCCTGATCGCGAACATCGTCCACTTTCCGTTCATGCTTATCTCGGTAATTGCGGGCAGTTTGATTAATTAGCGGCTGATAATCAAAATCGCCTAACGCGCCCTCTACATCCATGCCAAGTAACCCGGCATACATCTGGCGGGCATCGCCACCTAAAGCCAACTGCGGCGAGTTCATCAGAAGGTTAAAAAGCAGGGATTCGCTGTTTTTGCCTTCCATGTACTTGAGGGCATCCATATTGCCCTCCGCGGCCATTTTTGCGGCATCCTCGGCAGCATTAGCCCCTATCAGCCCGCTGGCAATAGTGCCGCCCGCGCCAATAAGCGCAGATAAAGTAAGTGGATCCATGTTATGTTTCCGTTTCGTACCCGTTAAAAGAAAACGCGACAGCCGAACTGCTGGCATAAGCCTGTAGCTTATCGCCCGCGTTTAGGTATATGTCAGATATGCTGTCTATACCGTTAGCCGTCATAGCTTTGTCATAAGTTAAATAATGCTCGGTACTGAGTGACTCCCCGGACGGTATTAGTGCAACGCGGTAGGTCGGAGTGCCGCCACCAGCCTCGCAAATCCTAATCCTTCCCTTCGCCTTCATGCCTGTGCTACACTCATAAATATCAGTGTAGGTAGTTGCAGCGGGGTTTATTTGTCCATGCACCGGGGTCATAGCTCACCAATAGCGTACTTAATATCGTTTTGCCTGCTCTCAATCTCCCTGATAGCATCGGCCAACGATTCTATATATGTTTCCCAACCCAACGGGTCAGAATCCATAGTTCCAGGGCGGGCGGGCTTCATAAATTCGTCAGTAACTTCCAAGCCCAATATCTCCCTCGGCTCCCAAAAACTGACGCGGGACATTATCGGTAATTCTAAGCCGGTACGTCCGATTCTTGGATCGGCCAAGCCCTTGCGACCACGCAACCCGGTTCAGGTGCTCACCTTCGCGCCCTATATTCCGCGTGTATATGTCGCTCCAATCGCGCCCATCGTCAGACCAGTCCAGCATTACAACCGCATCCCGGTCGGCCCCTGTTACGGCATCTGTTACCGTTGAAAAGCCGCCAGTCTCAAAGTCTGCGAACAGGTTGTAGTGGTACAGGTATTTATTTCCCTCAGCGATAGGCGCGGATACCATTTCAAACTGTAAGGTGTCGCCCCATTCCTGATAAGTGTCTATATCAAAATAGCCAATCTTATTGCTGTAGGCATCAAGCACTAAGGTTTTGCCGTAGCACTCAATTACATCGAACCCGCGCCAGCAGTCCTGATCGTATGAAGCCAGTTCATTCCACAACCCGGTAGTTAATGAATACTGCCAAGTCGCGCCCTCAGACGGGAAACGCAGAACATAGGTGGAACGCCCCGCCACAGAATACGAAATACCGACTGCATCACTAACTGTTGCGTACCGCGCAACTGCTGTTTCAAAATCGTGATTAGATACCTTCTGCGGAGTAACACCACGCAGAACCCTTACGGTGCGGTCATTGGCAAACCAGAAAACAGAGTTATCCAGCTTCGCCGGACTCCATTTAGCTCCGCACCCTAGCTCTATAACGCCGTTAGCTTGCCTTGCAAAAGGAAAGGAAGTGCCGCGCAGCCCCCAAATTTCTGTGGTCTGCTCACCAAATAAGAGTAGGTCGTTATGGTCTACCTTTATGGAAACAATTTTATCCGGCATTGATTCTGCCGTGGCATAATCGTTCGCAGATATTGTTTCAGGCGATTCTACGCCAGAAATATAAAAAACATCAGTGTCAGGCTTCGGGTATATGTAATAACCCGCAATCCACTCCACTTGCGCGGCCCCCTGAAAATCCGCGTCACCAATTTGAGAAAGGCCGGTATTGTCGTAATACCAAGTATCGCCACCAATGGAAATAGCGAGTTTAGACCCGACTGCCATAGATACGCGACCAGACCCGCGAATATTGCCCTTGCTGGTAGCCGTTCCGTCAGATTCCACAAGGTACAGTTTTTTATCGGCAACAACGTATAACTGGCCGTTCCAGACCGCAGCCCCGCGCAATTGAGTAGAACCAACCGTTGTCCACGCCTTAATGCCGGGAGTGCCAAATATAGGCAACTGCTCCTTGCTGCCCTCGGCTTCCGGCCTTGCGTAAGCATTTACAAGCCGCTGCCTGCTGTTGCGCGGCGCGTAAGACTCGCCTGACATAATGGCAAAAGGTATGCGCATCAGTAGTAATCAGTTTTAATCGGTTCAGGCACATATTCCGTAGAAATGCGCTTTCTTATCTTTCGTTCTGCCAATGACGGCGGAATAGCGTCAAGCTCGCCCTCAGCCTTTAGTAGTTGCAGCCTGATTTCGGGAACGGTGAAAACAGGGGTAAGCGCGTATGCCACAATCTTAATAAGTGGCTGCACATACTTTTCGGGGATGCTTTCCGCAACACCCCAAGCAACAAGCCGCTTATCCAACAACTCCGCGTGTATTTCCGGGTACGCTTCCTGCACCCGCGCCAGATCGTCTGAATTGGCAGAGCCATTAGGCGTTACTACGTTCAGTTCGCGCAGCACCCGAACATAAAAATCGTTTAGCGTTACAGCCATTGAAAACCCCAAAGGGTCAGGGGGGCAAAGCCCCCCATCACCTTACGCAGATTAAGCGTCAGCAGCAGAACCAGTCCACACGGTAACTACGCCGTTGTCTTTCAGGTCGTCAGTGTCACCGGAACCTGAACCAAAGGTCAGTTTCTCAATGCCACGGATTTCCTCGATAGCAACGCCGTATTTATCTTCGTAATCGAACTGCTCGGTTACTGAGCGAGTGCGTTTAGCCCAACCGATACCAACTGCCTGCGCACCAACCAGGAAGGCCGGGGCGATAGAGGCAGAAGTAGCACCGGAAGCCTCAGCGAGGCCGGACATATCGGCAATTTCGCGCACGATAACACCGTCCCAAAGGATGCTTTCACCCGTGAAAATCGGGTTATCGCGTCCACGGGCACGGCCGTCAGTGTTTTCCGTTTTCAGGTCAACTTTCAGATCACGGAACTGCTGAGGATTCACGAACATCACGTACCACTGCTCATCACCGTCAATCGTGACCGGGCGCACTTTAGGCGATGCGGTCAGGGCGATGCGGCGGGCCAGGGAAACGATGTCGCCACTCATGGTCATGCCAGCGGTAACGGTGGCAAGGTCAGTAGCGTGGACGCTGTAACCACCGTTGCCGATTGCATCACCAAACAGGCAGCGGTCAGCATTGTCTACAAGCCAAGCGTTTCGCGCAGTCGCGTTAGCAGAGGCATAAACCGTGCCGTTGATGCTGTGCAGGGCTTCGATAATGTCGTCTCGACAAGTTTCCATAGCCCAAGTTTTCAGCACAGAACGGGCAGCGTTGCGAAGCGGAATAGCACTTTTCTGCTCTTCCATATCGGACACGCGAACAGCGTTACGGATTTTATTGACCGTAAGCTGGTGGCTGCGGCTTTCCATAGACTCTTCGTTGCCTTCCAGCGTTGAAGAACCGGTTACACCAGCACCACTCAGGCGATTAACCAGAGCAAAGTGAATGGCATCACCTTTTTTCTTGGTTAAATCCTCTTTAACCTGAATGATGCTGTTTTCGTTAGTGCCAAAGTATTTGGCGAAGCGGTTTGCCTGCACATATTCCGTAAAGAATTTGGCATCCCACTGTTTGACTGTAAGACCAGTCGCGGCAGAACTATCAGCCATTTTTATTTACCTCAAAACGTATTGAACATTGAATCAAGCGGCACATCGACAGGCTCATTCCGCGCCTTGTCTTTTGCGCCCGTTATAGTTGTCAGTGATTCAGGAATACCAGCAACACGCTGCTCAGCAGATGGATTAGCAGCTTTATACTGCTCAATTGCCTGTTGAGCCGCTTTTTCACGCTCGGCTTTAAGCAAAGAATCCAAATCACCGCCAGCATCATTCAGACGCTTTAGGCTCATACCAGACTGGTAGGCATACTCAGCGGGATTAGGCGAACTCATGCACTCTCTAGCGAGAGCCGGGTTTTCCTTAGCCGCTGCATGAAATACCGACACAATTGCGTCATAGTCCTCATGCGATGCCCTGGCTTGCTGTTCAACTAACTGTAAGAACCTTGCGTTGCCGCGCTGCTCGGCTGCCTGAACTCGCTGTTCGATCTGCCCCACAAAACGGTCACGCCATGCGTCAGGGTCGTCCAGAAAATCAATTTCCTGTTCCGCTTCCTGCTCTTTTGGCGTTTCAAGGTTTTTTACCCGCTGTTCCAGTTGCGCCCTCAGTTGTGCCTCAAGCTCCTGACGCTTTGCGCGTTCATCAGCTAAAGCCGCATAAGGTACGTGCCCTTCCGGCGGTTTGCCTGCTTCGGATTTCTCGGATTCCGGCGGCGAATCCTCGACCTCTTCTGTTGCGCCCGTTTCTGGCTCTTCTGTTTCAGTCTCTACCGTTTCAACCTCTTCGGCAGGTTCTTCCACATCACCAGAATTAAGAAATTCCTCAAGTTGGTTTTCCATTTTCACTACTACCTTTTTCGTTGGTAAATTACGTTCAGCCGTTTCGCCGCAGTCGCGTTGCGCCCGATAATCCCCGGCGGCGGGAGCCTTACGGCACTAAAAAACCCGCATAAAGCGGGTTAGTAATAAATTTGGTGGAGGCGGCTGGAATCGAACCAGCGTCCCGACTCTGCCCGTGGCCTTAAAGCCGGTCTAAGCCAATTCGCCCCCTAAAGCTCCTGCCAGAATTTGACAAGGTTACGCCGCTGCATACGGCGCAAAGTGTACTGACCGGCAACAATGCAGCCGTGCTCAGTCACAATGTAATACTTCGCCCGCAGTCGCTCATGCCACATACGGACATAACTGAATACGGCAGCGGCCAGGATAAGAACGAAAACCGCCTTTAGCAGCAATTCAGCAAGGGCTATCAGCATTATCGGGCCAGATCAATCAGGGCGGCTTTAGCCGCCATGTTCTCAAGTTCTTTGTTTTCCGCGTCAGCATCAGACTTCCGCGCCCTCGCACGACTTTCCTCAATCTCTGCAATCTCAGCGGCTTTGGCTATCTGGTCGCGCTCGGCCATAGCCTGACGCATCTGCGGGTTATCCTCGCCGCGCAATTTCTCTAATAGCTGCTCTTTATTGCGTAAACTGGATGCCTCAACATAGATTTCAGGCGGGAACACAACGCCCGCAGAAGCCAGATTTACCAGATTCGCAAACTCTTCCTGCTGAACCGTCAGAACGTCTGGCGCATCGTCAAGGATAATATCCACATCCAATTCGGCCAGATTGTTGCGCTTATCAACAACCTGATTAGGCATGGCTTGGGCAATCATAGCCATTTCAGGGCTAACGGGTTGCCCTGCTTCCATAGCCTCCTGAAGCAGCATAGCGTTAGTCACTTCCTGATTAAGAGCGGCATACTTGGGCCGACCTTCATCGTCACGCACCCTAACCCACTTTTCGTCCGTCCAGAACTGCTGCACCCTGTTCCAGATTTTGCGGTATATCTGACGTTTCAGGGCACGAATCTGGTCGAATATGCGGCCAACCTCAATAGCGTCTGCCTGGTTCTCTAACTGCTTTGCGCGACCCGACTGCGAAGCAGACATATTGCTAACAGCTTTGGGCGATGTCGTTGCCAGTGATTGTTGCGCGTCTGCCAGTATCTGAAACTGACCCATAGCAAGCTCGGCATCTGCCTCAATGTCGAAGCGCATACCGGGCGTGATTTCAACAAACCCATCAGGCTTTTGAACTTCCTGCCGCGCCTTGTTTATATTGGTAACTGCACCCTCTTCGGCAATAACCCGCTTCGTATTCAGTATGTGCAGGGCGCGTGAGCGGCGATGGTTAATTTCATCCTGCAACGATTTATAACGCTTAACAACGCCGTACCGATTGCCGTCACGGTCAACATAACAGGACATCCAGGCATAAGGATGTTCAGTGCCGCCCATATCATCCTGGTAGGGGCTTATGGCTGGCTTTTCAACCCACTGGCCTTTGATGAACTTGCAGTAATACCAGTCTGAACCCTTTCTGTACCACTGTTCAACAATGCGCACCCTGTGGCGCTTAGGGTCAAACCAGCGGCATTTAGGCTTATCATCCTCGGTATCAGTGCCAGATTGAGTGCCCTGAGTGTCAATACCTGACCAATCCAGATCAGGCCATTTTTCCTCAGCATCAGCCGCATCCATCCAGACAAAAGTGCCCAAATAGTTAGCATCTGAAAAATCCTTCTCCATGCTGTGCGGGTCGTAATAGCGCCTGTCCCAGGGGTCGCGCTTTATAAGCACTTCGGGGCCACGCTTGCCTTTGGTTATTACAACCTCGCTGCCCCCATCGCCCTCAATAAGCAGGTTTTCGGCAATATCCGATACAACCGTATCAAGGTCATTATTCTCAGCTACGTACCGCAGCGCATCAGTCGCCGCTTCCGCTGAATCCTGATCCTGCGGAGTGCGCGGGTACGCCTTCGGGTCAGTCCGTTGCGCAGCCTCAAGCCCCACAAGGTATTCGATTTTATCCTTCAGCTTATTATCGGTTACAACGGGCTGCTTACGCGCTTTAAGCGTGGCAATTTCTTCATCTGTCCACTGCTTTCCGTCAAAATAGTCACGCGCTTCCTCGGCTTCCGCCCTGGAATCAATTGTGGCATCAAAATATGCCTCAAAATTACGCGCAACCTTTTCCAAAAGGTCGGCATCTTGTTTTTGTTCTGTCTTGTTCTGCTTCGCTGCCATTTAAACTAGTCCAGCCGTTGCGATGTGGCCATTAAGGTTATTGCTCAGCAGGTCTGCGCTG